GCCCTGCAGATCGCAGCGTTATTGATGATGCTGCACCTGTATGTCGGCGGTTCGCTCAAAGACGTGCCGAACACCGTCACGCTATTGCTCGATACCCAGTACCGCACGCCGGTGATCGGTTGATGCCGATCGATCCCCGCAAGCTGCGCGCGCGTGTGACCGTCGAGCGCGAAAACCTGATCGACAACGGGCGTGGCGGTCGCGCGCGTGTTCCTGGCCAAGACGCGTGGATCCCCGTCAAAACGGTCTGGGCCGAATGCATCGCCCTTCGTGGCGGCGAGGCGCTGACAAATCTCGTGGAGCGGTCGACTCAACTTTGGAAGGTCACCGTCAGGGCACAAACCGGCCTGACGACCGGTATGCGGTTGACGTGGACCGATGCGCTGATCGGCAAGATCGTCGGTAACATCCGATCACTCGCGCCGAATGAGGAACGCGACGGGCTCGTGATGACGGTCGAAGGCGTCAAGGGCATCGCAGGCTGATGGCGCGTCGTCCGAACATCCGCGGCCTGATCCGCACGCGGCGAGTGCTGAAAAAGCTGCCCGATACGGTGCGCGGCGAGATCATAGTCGAACTCAACGTCACCGGCCGGCAGATCGCCGCGGTGATGGCGGCACGCACGCCGCGCAAGTCGGGCCGGCTCGTCGCTGGCGAGTCCTACAAGGTGTTTCCGCGGACGCTGCGCCTTCAGGTCGGCCTGCTCCAGACGCGTCGCGGTGCAGATCCGCTGTTCTACGGTCGGATTCAGGATCTCGGCCGCAAGGCGCAGGTCGTGCTCGTGCAGCGTCGCCTGCGCAGGGCCAGCTCGAAACTGACCAAACGGTACCGGATGAAGGTGCGCGGCAGCGAGGGGAAGCGGTTCGTGACGGGCCGTTTCCCGGAACTGCGCCGCACCCTCAATCAAAACCTGCGCGGGATCTTCGGTCGCGCGCTGGCAAGCGCAGCAGGTGGTGGCGATGAGTGACGCGAAATCCGTAGTCGAAGCGGCCGTTTATGCCGCCCTGGCCGCGGCCGTCAGCACCGCGACGGTGTATCAGGACGCGCCGGACAATGCCCCGCTGCCGATCGTCGTCATCGGTGACATGCGCAGCGCACGCCTTGCCGGCAAGGCTGCATCGCCGGATCGTTCGGTGACCGTCGCGATCGTCACGCTGATCGAGGCGCAGGAGCGCGCGCCACTGCTCGCGCTGATGAATGAGATCGAGGGTGCGCTCGACGGCGTCACCTTCGAGGCCGATGGCTGGACGCTGTCGGGTTCGTTCGACGACGATGAGGCCGTGCTCGCCGATGACGGCAGCACCTATTCGGGGCTGTCGTCCTTCACGTTTCTCGCGCTCGCAGACTGAGCGCTCACCGCTTTTCAACAGCCCGCCGCGCTCTCGCCAGCGCGGCTTTTCATATGGGGAAGACGCATGGCGAAGAAACTCGGCAATGATTATCGACTGTTCGTTCGCGCAGCCGACGGCAGCACGTTCAGCCAGCCGGCCGGGCAGGGCAACCTGACCCGCAATGGCGGCAAGAACTTCTCGTCGAACGCGACGAAGGACACCGAAGGCTATGACACGCAGCAGCCGGGCCTCCGGACGCTGACGCTCAAGCAGGACATGATCCCGTCCCTGCCCGATCCGACCGGCTACACCCGCATGGAGACGCTCGATAAAGCGAACGCTACCGAGATGTACCAGATCCGCAAGAAGCCGTTCGCGACGGGCGACGTCGTGTTCGAAGCGGTCATGTACACCGGCCTCGACGACACGAGCTTCAATCAGGGCACGAGCGTGACCGTCGGTGTCACCCTGACGCTCGCCGAGGCCCCCACGGTCGACGCGCTGACCTGATCCGCGCCTGACCGCCCTCCCCTCTCGCCTTTCAACCTAGGAAACCCCGATGACGATCAAATTGGCGGGCAAGAACCGCAAGACCAGCCGCCCCACCGATCTCGACAAGCAACTCATCGCAGCGACCGGCTGCGGTGAGAAGGAAATCGAGATGCTGTTGAGCGCCGGCCCCGATCGGGCCGCACGCGCGCTGCGGCCCTTCCTGGAAGAGGGCGTGCTGCCGGGGCCGGAACTGCCGCGTGCCATCGCAGCCGATCCGGCCGCGATCGACGCCATCCGGCAGCTGTACGCGGCGCCGATCGACGACGCCGCTCCCGCGGGCGGCGAAACCGAGTGAGCGACGGCAACCGTGCCCCGGTCAGCGACCGGGGCGAAGCATCGCTCGTGCTCGAAGGTACGGTGATGGGGCTGCGACCGTCGTTCGAAGCGCTCGACGCCATCGAGAAGACGCTGGGGCGCGGCCTCGTCGACCTTGCCGGCGCCGCCATCCGCAAGGAACTTTCCATGTCGGAAACGGGGCAGATCGCATGCGAGCTTATTCGCGCATTCGGCCGTGAGACAGAGAACGACGGTGCCGCCCGCTCTGGTGCTCCGCGCGTGACCAAGCTGATCATGGCGAGCGAGGGCGGGTTGCTGGAGGCCATGAAGACGGTCGGGGGCGTCCTCGCGATCGCGGTCAACGGCGGGTACGACACCGAGGGAAACCTGAAGCCGCTGGCGACGACGACGACCGACGAAGCCCCCGCCGGCGGCTGATGGGCGCCGCGTCCGCTGCCCTCGGGTGGCGGCCGCGTGAATTCTGGACGGCAACTCCGCCCGAGTTCTGGGACGCAATGAACGGGTACGAGCGGATGAACCGCGTGCCCGACGAAGAAGGGTAGCCATGGCGGACAATACCGAACGGCTCCTCCTTCAGGTGGACGCTGCGACCGAACTGTTGCGGCGTCACCTCGCCGAGGGCGAGCAGCCGCTTGCCAAATTCGAACAGCGTGCTGCCAAGATGGCGGATAATGTCGACCGTTCGGTCAATGACATGGGCAAGCGGTTCGGGCCGTTTGCAAAGCTGGCGGAGGAATCGGCGAACCGCGCGCAGCGTGCGTTCGAAGAAAGCTTCAGCGATATTCAGAAGCTGGCGGCGAAGGCGATCGAAGCGCCGACCGTTCGCGGCAACGTCAACATCGGTGCGGCCGATGCCCGCGCGGCCGCTGACAATGCGCAGCGGCAGGCACTTGCAACCCGGCTCGTCGCGGAGGCCGCGGAGCGTGCGTCGGTCGGCCAAGGCGAACTGACCGAGCGGACGCGGCTTTACGTGCAGGCCGCGCGCGCCGCGGCGCTCGAAGCCGATCATCATGCGACCGAACTGGCGCGCGAGGCCGGTGCGCTCGAGCGCGTTGAAATCGAGTTGAATCAGGCGGGCGCCGGGGCGCAGCTGCTCGCCACCCGTCAGCGTGGCGCATCGAACAGCGCGGGTGCGCTTCGGTCGGCCATGCAGGGCGCGTCCTATCAGGTGCAGGACACCTTCACCCAGTTGAGCATGGGGGCCAACGTCTTGTCGGTCGTCGCCATTCAGGGCGGGCAGCTGGCCGGTCAGTTTGCCAACATCGAAGGCAAGGCGGGCAGCTTCGCCCGCTTCATGATCGGGCCTTATGGCCTCGCGCTCACGGCCGCGCTGCTCGTGCTCGGGCCGCTGACCAAGGGCGTGTTCGAATTCGGCGATGCGACTGACAAGGCGGTCGAGAAGCTGAAAGAGGACGCCGCGGAGAGCGAGATCGCCGCACGCGCGAAAAAGCGGTTCGCCGAGTCGGTGGACGGCCTGACCGCCGCGCTGAAGGATTCCGACAAGGCGCTGCGCGATACCGCGGCGAACGAACGCTCGTCGGCCGAGCGCGCGAACATCGCCGCGCGTGCGAAGCGCGACGAGGCGCTGGCGATCCGGCAGACAACCGCGGCGCGCCTCGCGGATGCTATAGCCGCGCGCGACGGCTTCAGCATCACCACGGGCGGCACGTCGTCCGTGTCGATCCAGCAGGCGGCAGAAGCCGCGCGCGTCGTCGAGTTGCGCCGGCAGAGCGTGGCCGCGGACAAGGCCGTGACCGAGGCCGAGCGGCAGTTAAACGTAACCCGCGTCGATCTCGCGGCCGAACAGGCGGCGATCTCGATCGATCCGGTTCGCCGCGTCAACAAGCTCTACGACGACCGGATCAAGGCGCTGAAGGATCTACAGCGCGAGGAAGCCCGTCACGGTCGGCAGGTCGGCGCGGAGTCGAAGCTTCGGCTTCAGCAGCTGGAAGCGGAGAAGAAAACGGCGGTTGATGCGGCGCAGGCGCGCGAGAGCGCATCGAAGCGTACGCCGAACAACAACCAGCTGGGCCGCACCATCAACGTCGACGAGGCGCGCACGATCGTCGCGTCGATCGGCGGGCGCGTGACCAGCGGCGTGCGGAGCCGTGCCGATCAGGAACGGATCTACGCCGACAAGCTAGCTGGCCGGCATAATGGCCCCGTCGCAAAACCCGGCACCAGCGCGCACGAGCGCGGTCAGGCGGTCGATGTCGCCTATGGTCCGGGGATCAGCATCGCCAGCTTGCGCGAGGCGTTCCGCAAGCAGGGCGTGTCGCTCCGCCAGATCCTCGACGAACCCGCGCAGCGCGTTTTCCACGTCGCGTTCGGCAAGGCCGGGCCATCGGGTACGCAGGTCGCGCGGCAGCAAGAAAGCGCGCGGCAGAAGGTCCTGACCGACGACAGCGCCTATACGAACGACGAACGGCAGGCACGGCGCAAGCTGATCGAGGCGATCCGGAAAACGGCCGCTACCGAGCAGCAGCGCGAAAACCTAATCGCCGAAGACATCGCGGCCGAGGCAACCGCCAATCGCCGCGTGATCGCCAACGATCTGAGTGCTGGCAAGATCAACGCCGCGCAGGCGGAGCATCTGACTGCGCTCAACAATGCGACCGAGACGCAGCGCCTGGCCAACTTGCTGACCGAGCGGGCGACCCGCGCGATCGAGCAGCGCTATGATGCCGAGCAGTCCGATCTTCAGGGCAAGCTGACGCTGCTGCGTATCACCGAAGGCTTGACGACGACCGAAAGCGAGCGGCGGACCGTATCGCAGCAGATCCTCGAAACCGAGCAGGCCATTCGCCGCAGGGCGTTGGAACGCCTCCGCGACACCTCGCAGGATCCGGTGCAGGTGCAGTCCGCGATCGACGATCTGAAGCGTCTGCCGACGATCGAAAACGGCGAGCAGAAGCAGGCCGATCGCGCCAACGCCGGGCCGCTCGATCAGTATCAGCAGCGGCTCCGTTCGGCGACCGACGACATGGGTCGCGGTGTCGAGGATGCCGCGGTGCGTGGTTTCGGCGCGCTGGAGGATGCCGGTTCGCGGGCAACCGCCAGTGCGGTCACGAACCTGCTGCATCTGAAGGGTGTCGCGGGCGAGGTCGTCGGCAGTATCGTTGCTGATCTCGCTCGCCTTGCGGTGCAGAAGGCAATCGTCGCGGCGATCGGCGGGGGCTTCGGCTTCGCCGGTGGTGGTCAGATAGGGAACGCACCCGGCTTCGCCGAGGGCGGTTCTCCCGGCGGCCTCATTCAGGGGCCGGGCACCGGCACGTCGGACAGCATCCTTGCCATCCTCGGCAATGGGCGCGGTCCTATCCGCGTGTCGACCGACGAGTTCATCGTCAACGCGGCCGCGACCAAGCGGAACCTGCCACTGTTGCACGCGATCAATTCCGGCCGGCTGCCCGGATATGCCACGGGCGGCTCGCTCAGCGGGCCGAACCTGCCCAGCCTGCGGTCCCCTCGCCTGCCCGACGCGGTCAACGGCAGCAACCGTCGGCGTGACATGCTGCTCGTCGACGGGAACATCAGGATCAGCCCCACGGCCGAATTCGACGCGCGGATGGAGAACGTCTCTTTCCGCACCGTCAGTGCGGCAGCGGAGCCGATCATGGCCGGTTCGGAAAGCCGCACGATTCGCCGCCTTAACCGTCCCGATCTGCCTGGAGCGCCCGTCTGATGCTGATCAGCATGCCTGCCGCCCCGGTGGCGGCGAACATCGCATGGGACATCGATCAGCCCGGCCAAGCGAATCGCGGTGAGTTCACCGGCCGGCGCCGCGCCACGTTGCTGGCGCAGGCGCCGCGCTGGTACGCCGAGGTCACCCTGCCGCCCATCATCGGCGAGGCGCGCGTCTATGACTGGCGCGCGTTCGTCGTCGACTGCGACGGCATCGCCAACAGCTTCCGCGTGATCGCCTGCGAACGTCCCCAGATCACGGGCGTCGCGGTCACGGTGAAGGGCGCCGGGCAGTACGCGCATCAGCTCGTCACGCAAGGCTGGGGCGCGGCCGGGCGGAAGCTGCGCCGCGGCCAGTTCTTCACCGTCAACGATCAGCTGCTGATGCTTCAGGCCGATGTCGTGGCGGATGGCAGCGGCGTCGCGGTCCTGACGTTCAAACCATACCTTCGCTTCTCGCC